TTACGATAAATAGTAAAAGTAGTCTGAGGAGTCCCGAGATACATAATACGGCTATCGTCTTTTGGCGTAAGGATTGACTCGGCTTCCGTACAAAGTTGAAGTAATTTTTCACGCATCAACTCCGTCATACTGTTTCCCGGTACTTCTATGTCGTCCAGAATCATTAGGTCTGCGCGACTTCCCGTTAACTGACCAGTAATACCAACACTTTTGACTGATGGTGCCTGATGAGGTGAGCATAGAACGTCGAAGGAAATTCTTGACCATCTCGCGTCGTCGCTCTTTGGTTGTAGGTGACTTAGCCATGGTGTTTCAATAATAAGTTTTTGTAAAAAGATACTCATGTTGTCAGCTCTTTCCTTAGAAGCTGATATAATCATTATCTTTTTTTCTGCGTCATTAAACAGAGTCCACAACACAAACGCTCCAGTAATCCAACTTTTTCCGACTCCTCGGAAGGCTTGAATCTGTAAACGTTTTGGTCCGTATTGTAAATAGTCTGCAATGGCGTATTGTGCCCTAGTAGGAGAGGGTAGATCAAGCTGGTCCCACAAAGCTTGTAAAAACAGCTTAAAATCGCCCTGTAAGGACGTTAAAACGTCGGTCATATACGAATCTATACAGTGTTGTTTTGATCGGCTATACGCTTGCTTAGAGCACTTTTCCAATCAATTTTTCTAGAAAGGATATCTAATAAATCTGTATCTTTTAAATATCTTTGAGCATCAGTTTTTTGTACAAGATTAGCTGCATGAACATCACTTAAATACCTATCAACAAACATTGACCATGATGTATCAATACCTATCTCTTCAAGGTCTGCTTTAGATAAATCTTGTCTGTTCTGTGTTTTGTAGTTATCTTTGCCTAATTCTGGAAATCCATAGTTACGCGCTGTAGCAGGACCGCCAGCAGCTCTAGAATAACCATGTCCAGAAGAATAAAGTTCTGCTGGGTCTGTTATTCCTTTTGCTTTAAGGGCTGCATTCATTTGTGCAATTTTATCAAGTTTATCCTTAACAGTTCTAATGTTAAAACGTTTCAGTTCGTTAAACATACTTTCCTTGTTATAATTTGGGATAATTTCTTTTAAATAAGAGTCTAGTTCTTCTAATCTTGTATGTACTGCATCATATCCAGTAGTGCCTTCAGCTAAATTGTATGCTCGGTCTGCTGCTTGTTTAGCTTGCGTACCTTTATAACGTACATCGTCGTTATAACCTATTTCACTAGGGTCTTCAATTTTACCAAAGGCACGTTTTGCTTTTACACGACTAGGTTTACCTTTTTTGTTGACATTACCCATTGATGGTATGTCTTGCATCCAAGGTTGGTCTTCAAACATGTCAGAAATAACTTTAGTTCTAGTACTTCCACCATGATACAGTAATTGTTGATGTATTTCTATTTGTTCATCAGTATCTAGTTTTAAAAAATTATTATCGTCCGTAGTCCATTGATGCTGTTTTATCTTGTCGTTTAATACCTTATACTCTTGTGAATCTCGATAATTAGGTATGTCACGAATCTTTTTTAAACGCTTGGCAGCAGCATCGACTACAGCGTTAATGCCAACTTTTTTTGCCATGACTGTTTATTTTCCAAATAATCTTTTATTACGCTTTTTAATTCTTTCTTGAATTTTTAAAAGTTGTTTACCTTTCTGTGAAGTTGTTCTAACTAAAGTTTTAGTTTTAGGATTTCTGATAAACTTAGGTTTTGGTTTTGGTTTTGTTTTTTTGTCTTCTGTTTTTTTACCGTTGTCTTTGTTGTCCGATTCAAAGTCTTTATAAGTAACTTCCGGTTTTTGTTTTTTGTCTTTATTTAAATATTCAACAGACTTTTCTAAGGAAGGAGTATTGTTATTGTTTTTCTTTTTACCGTCCTTTGTTTTTTTAACTTCTTTTTTAGATACTCGTTCGTTAATTCTTTTTGCTTCTTTATATTCTGAAGATTCTAAATCAACTTTTCCAACTCTATCTTTTGCAAAAGGTTTGCCTTTGTTAATTTTTAAATTGTTGTTACCAACTCCCGGTTGTTTTTTACCATGTTTACGTTCGTATGGACTTAAACGTTGTTTTTGTTTTTTTGGTTTTTGGTTTCTTTCTTTCCAAGCTTTTACATCTTTACGAAAAGCTTCGTAGTTTGGGTATTTTGAATCTGAGTATGTAGGTCTAGGGTCTTTTGATTTCTGTCTTTTTACAGCATCTCGATATTTTTTCAGAGCTGCATTATAAGACTCCGAACCTTGCCTACCTGTTGGAAAATCAGATCTTTTAGGTTTGCTAATCATTACCTTATATGTTGATGAATTAATAATTCTCTAATTGGCTGAAATCCAAATGCTTTTCGCATCCATCCGAGCCAATGGCTACTACCTTTGTCTTGGTTACATTTCCGACAGGCACATACGATATTTTTCGTAAGAGTTTCTCCACCTCTGCTAAGAGGTATGACGTGGTCGAGTGTAAGTTCTTTTTCTTCATAAGTTTTTCCGCAATAAACACATGTACAATTAAAATGCTGTTTTACAGCTCTTCTCCAGAGCCGTTTAGAATCTGAACTTGTCATGGTTATTAAATTTTGTAAGTAATGTTTTGGACTAGGTAGTAATGGGGTCATTTACGTATTTTGAGTCGGCTTTTTCTGTTTTCTGATGGTTTCTGTAGTCTTCCCTTGGTAGTACTCCCCTTATAGTGAGCAGCGTCTTTGTTATCGCCATTTCCGTAGGTACCAAGTTGTCTATTAAGTCGATTTGCATTTACACGCAGGGCTAATCCCTTTTTAGTTTTGTTGTATTTTTTTTGTTGCTTGAGTCTAACTGCTCTAGCTTTTGGGTTGGATCTGTAGTATTTAGCTGTTTCTGCCATAGAGTTTAGCCTGTACTAATTCTGGATCAACAGTTGGCATAACCTGTGCAAGTTTTGACAGAGGGTTGCCGTCATAAGCAACTCCACTAATATCGTTAGCTTTAAGCCAATCACAAGCTGCTTTTAAGTCTTGAGTAGTTGCCTCTCCAGCTTTGATGCGAGAGAGGAACTCCTTTGTAACTAGATTATGCAACTCGTTGAACTGATCTTCGGTTGCTTTTTTGTTCATTATCTTTTAGCTGTTTTAGCTGCACGTTTAAAGTTAGCAGCAGTAGGAGCACCTTTAGCTCCGGGTTTTCTCATTTTCTCGCCAGAACCTTTTTTGATTCTTAAACGTTTGGCGTGAATGTTTGCATAGAGTCCTCGTTTAGCCATATTAAAAATTGTTTTCTTTTTTTAATTTTTCTAATCTTTTTTGATCTGGTACTCTCAACAATTTACCTAAAACTCTATTTTTTAATTTGTTTTTAAGTTTATTTACAACAGTAGGTTTTTTCTTTTTTTGTTGTCTTTCAGAAATAGAGTTAGTTACTGAGCCGTCCATGTCGTATGTTTTAGCCATTATCTATACCCCTTTTTTCCGCCTTTACCTTTCGAGCCACATGAGCCCTTGCCTTTATGTGCCATTATTTTTTCTTCCTCATTGCTTGCATTAACCTCTTCTGCACTTGAGGAGGCATTTTTTTCATATTAAGTTTTAGTTGACCAGTAGGTTTTTTCTTTGGTCTACCTTTTTGTGAACCATAGGTTCCGGGTCCCATTGGCATAATTAACATTTCCATTTGCGAAGGGCAAGAGCCTTACGAGTAGGTCTGCCTTTTTTGTCTTTCATTGGTCCTTTTACCCCTGACATACGGGCGCAAAATGATCTCTTGCGAGGACCTCCACCGGGTTGCGGTGCTTTTAAGTTAGAGCCTGTAGCTCTGTTGTATTTTTCTCGACCAGCTTTGGTGAGTCCGCCAGTCCGGCTTTTATGTTTGCCGATTTTTAAACTGACGTTTGCCATTAGAGTCCTAGTCCTTTTTTGACTATTGCTAGTGCTTTGTCGTCCAGTTCGTTATCACTCTGCTCTACTAGCTTTTCTAATAATTCAACGACAAAAGTCTTGAATTTAGGTGACTTGAGAGCACTGAGCACAAATGGTTTTACGATTGCTAACATTATTTTTTAGGGGGTAATAGTGATTGAATTGGTACTACATCGGAACAGAGGTGATATACACGTGACCCGGGTAGCAGGGTAAAGCCCTTCTGTTGGAGCTCTGCACATTTAAGTGCACGTACGAGCTCAAAATCGAGCTTATTTTTTTGTATTTGACTTTCAGCCATGCGTTCGCATTGCTTAGTCAAGTCTCGATTTAGGGGTATCATAAAATTTAGTTGAAAACCCCAGTTTTCTGAGATAACGTAACCATCTTCTGTTTCTGGTTGCGTATCATTGCCCATATAAAAAGGAGAAAAAGTCATCGTGCTTCCATTACACGAAATGTTATTACCGAAAGATTGACGACTTGGTGC